CAGCGCCCCCTGTCCCGTCGCATCTGAAGGCGTCCGGGAAGAAGGCGTGGAAAAGTCTGTGGACAGCCGGCCACATCTGGCTCGGCCAATCGGACATGCTCGCCGTCAAGCTCGCGTGCGAACAGGCCGACCAGGTCGCGGCGTTGCGTCGCCAGGCGTCGGCGATCAAACGCCCCGAGCTGCGCCTCCAGTTCTTGTATGCGATCCAGAAGGCTGAGTCGAGTTACCTGTCGACGCTGTCCCAGCTCGGGTTCACGCCGACGGCCCGTGCGCGCCTCGGCCTCGTCGTCGCCCAGGCGGCCGAGACAGAGTCGAGGCTGTCGCGCTTCACCGACCGCCGTGTCGGCTGACACCGTCACGACGCTCGGCGTCGAGGTCGGCGACTTCATCGAGGAGTTCGTGCGCCATACACGCGGCGAACTCGCCGGCGACCTCGTCGACCTGCGCCCCTGGCAGCGCGGCATCCTCGACGGACTGTTCGAACTCGACGACGCCGGCAGGTGGAAGCACCGCCACGGCATGGTGATCCTTCCCCGCAAGGCCGGCAAGAGCCTGCTGTTGGCCGGGGTGGCGACCTGGACGCTGTTCGCGTCGGGCGAACCAGGCTGCGAGGTGTATTGCGTCGCCGGGTCGAAAGATCAGGCGCGGGTCGTGTTCGGCAACATCCGCCAAACGATCGAAGCCGACCGGGAACTATCCGCGGCCGCGACCGTCTACAAGGACGCCATAGAAGTCCCCGCCACCGGGGCCGTCTGTCGCGTACTCAGCTCCGACGGACACCTGGCGCACGGCTTGTCGCCCGTCGTCTCCGTCGTCGACGAAACGTGGTGCCATCCCACCGCCGACCTCTACGAGGCGCTCCTGTCCGGTTCGGGTGCTCGACGACAATCGCTCGTCGTGCACATCACGACAGCCGGGGCCGGCGACCGGAACCCGTTGTGGAACCTGACCGAATACGACCGACGGTGCAAGGCCGGCGAGGTCGACGACCCGACGTGGTGGTCGTGGTGGCATCCGCCGGCCCCCGACGCCGACCCGGCCGACCCGGCCACCTGGGAGGCTCATCCAGCGTTCGGCGACTGGATCACCGCCGACTACCTGGCGTCGCAGCTGTCGCAGCTGCCGACCGCCGAGTTCAAACGCCTCCACCTGGCCGCCTGGGTGTCGAACCGTGACGTATGGATCGAACCGCACCAGTTCGACCTGATCAGCGAATGCGAACCGCTGACCCTCGACGACGCCCCGGTGCTCGCCATCGACGGCTCATGGTCGGCGGATGCGTCGGCGATCGCCGCCTCGACCGCCGACGGCCGAATAGAACTCCTCGAGATCCAGGAGAAGCCGATCGACGCCGCTGAGGGGTGGCGCATCAACATCCCGGAGCTGCTCGCCGCCCTCCAGGCGCACGCCGAGCGGCTCCTACCGCGCGCCATCATGTACGACAAATATCTCCTCGGGCCGCAGATGCTCGCCCTGGGCGACGAGGGCCTCCCCGTCGTCGAGTTCCCGCAGTCGGCGCGTCGCATGGTGCCGGCTACGAAACGCTTCGCCGACCAGCTCCTCGACGGCAACCTGCAGATCGTCGAAAACAAGAATGCGCCGGCGTTGCGCCGCCATATCGAAAACTGTCGCCTCAAGATCGACCGCCTGGGGGCCCGCATCGTCAAAGACCACACCGGCTCCGCCCGAAAGATCGACGCGGCCGTCTGCGCGGTCATGGCCCTCGACGCGGCAAACGAAATCCCGATACCCGACCCCGAACCGATACCGAGGATCCACTGACATGGCACTCTTTCGCCGCCGCACAACCGTCGAGACTCGAGCCCCGGACCCGTTCCCGCCGTGGGCCCCTCCGATCTGGAACCAGAACCTGGCCGGCGTCCAGGTAACCGACGACGCCTCCCTGGGACTCGTCACCCTGTACCGCTGCGTCGACCTCATCGCGTCCACGATCGGCTCCCTGTCGATCCACGTCTACCGCGACGGCGAACGGGTCCGACCCACCCCGCAGCTCGTCGAGCACCCCAACGTCTCCGAGTCGCGCATCGACACGTTCTCGGCGCTGATCACGTCCGCGCTGATGCGCGGCAACGGCTACGCGCTCCTCGGCGACCTCGACCGCTTCGGCCATCCCCGGCAAATGGCGGTGCTCAACCCTGAGGCCGTCCAGGTGCGGGTCGCCACCGGATCCGGGGCGATCTCGTACTCGATCGGCCAGGAGTCGTATGGGCCGGGCGAGATGTTGCACCTGCGCGGCTTCGTCCGACCAGGGCACGTCGTCGGCTCCGGCATTCTCGACATGCACCGCCACGCCCTCGGCCTCGCCCTCGCCGAGCACGAATACACGGAGCGGATCTTCTCGGAGGGGTCGATCCCGTCGGGTGTCATCTCGACCGACGCGGACATCACGCCGGAGGCCGCAACGGCGCTCAAGAGTGCATGGATCAGCGCGCATGGGGGACGCGACCGGACGCCGGCGGTGCTGTCCGGCGGCCTGAAGTACCACGCGATCCAGCTCTCCAACTCCGATCTCGAGCTCTTGTCGGCCCGCAAATGGTCCGCCACTCAGATCGCCGCAATGTTCGGGGTGCCCGCGCACCTCGCTGGCGCACCCTCCGAGGATTCGATGACCTATTCGACGACAACCGAGGACGCACGCGCGTTCGTCCGCTTCGGGCTGCGCCCGCACATCGTCCGCCTCGAGCAGGCACTCAGCAAGGCCCTTCCGAGGGGCCAGGCGGCGTCGATCAGCCTCGGCGACTACCTGCAACCGGACCTGCTGACCCGTATGCAAGCTGCAGAAATCGCCGTCAATGCCGGGTTTAAGACGGTGGACGAAATCCGAGCCGAGGAGGGCTTGACATGACCCAGACCAACACCGACGTGATCGTCCGCGAACTCGTCGCCGACACGATCGACGTCCGCGAGTCCGCCGAGGGCCGCCGCGTGTGCGGCATCGCCGCCCCGTTCGGCTCGAGGTTCGACGCAGGCGAGTTCGTCGAAACGTTCCGCCCTGGAGCCTTCGCCAAGAGCGTCGCCGAACGCTCCGACAAGGTGCCGCTCCTCGAGGGGCACCGCCGCGACGCGATGCCGCTCGGACGGGCGACACGCCTCGAGGAAACATCCGACGGCCTGTACGCCGAGTTCCTCATCTCACGCACCCAACGGGGCGAAGAAGCACTCATGCTCGCCCGCGACGGTGTCATGCACTCGTTTAGCGTCGGATTCGTCCCGGTGCGCGACAAGCGGTCCACGACAGACGACGGCCGGCCCCTGGTGGAACGCCTCGAGGTCAAGCTGCACCACGTCGGCCTCATCTCCGAGGTGCCCGCCTACGACGCCGCGAAGGTGCTCGCCATCCGCACCGAGTACGACCCCGACGACGAAAAGGTCGCCCCGCGCCTGTCGGTGTGGCGTTCCCGCCTGTACGCCGCCGAGGGCGGCATCCTGTCCGAAGCCGGCGACCTCGAAGCGCCGCTGCGGTGAATCCCACCCACTGTCGCACCCGTCTGCCACACTGAAGCCCTGCGCCGCCCCCTGCGCCGCCGGTCGTGCCGGCACCCGTGGAGCACCCAGGAAGCCACGAAGCCGCACGAAACAGGAGCGAACGCATGGACTTACTCAAGAGGCTTGTCTCGAAGCGCGCCGACACCGCAGACGCCATGACGGCCATCTGCGACCAGGCCGCCATCGACGAGCGTGACCTGACAGACATCGAGGACGAGAACCTCAAGGCCCTCCGCGAGGACGCCGACCGGCTCGACCAGCGATGCACCGAGCTTCGAGACATCGAGCTCAAAAACGCCGCCGCGGCCCAGCTGCGCGCAGAGATCACCGCGACCCCCGAGGAAGCCGAGAAGGCGACCCTGGTGCGCGTCGGTGAGGAGCCACTGACCTACAGCGAGGTTTCGACCCGGTCGTTCTTCTCCGACCTGTACGCCTCCCAGGTTCATCACGACCCGTCAGCGCAGGGACGCATCGCCCGGCACTCGTCCGAAATGGACGTCGAGTTCCGCGATTCTTCCACCGCCTCATTCAGCGGGCTCGTCGTCCCAAATTATTTGGTCTCGCTCGCCGCCGAACTCGCCCGCGCCGGCCGGCCATTCGCCAATTTGTGCACCGCGATGCCCCTAAATTCCAGCGGAATGACGCTCAACATCTCGAGGGTCACAACGGGGTCCACAGCCGCCGTCCAAAGTTCCGAAAATTCGGCCGTCAGCGACCAGGACATCGACGACACACTTTTGACCGTCGATATTCGCACCGTGGCCGGCCAGCAGGACGTGTCCCGCCAGGCCCTCGAGCGCGGCGAAGGCATCGACGCCCTCATCATGGC